AAGAAATAGTTATAATGACTACTTTGGGAAGATTAATTGACCCTACTTTCTTCTTGATTACCGAGTTCTACGAAAACTTAATGACAGAAGATAACAAGTTTATTGTTGTATAATGAAGGTAAGAAACTATAAAACAGTTACTGCAAGGTTTAAAAGACTTTCTAAACAAGCTGATTTACAAGTTAGGTCTTCTATCCAAAGAAATACAGACCAAATATTTGATGAGGCTATACAAAATGTACCTGTTGAATTTAATTATTTAAGAGGTTCGGGTGTACCAAATACACAAAATCCTTATAAAGGTATAGTTTCTTTTGGAGGAGATGCTGCACCTTATGCTCCTTATGTTGAATTTGGTACAGGAACTAATGTTAGAATTCCACAAGGCTTTAGTGCTTTTGCTATGCAATACTTTGTAAATGGTAAAGGAACTATGAAAGCACAACCTTATCTTATTCCAGCTTTTATTAAGTATAGAAAAATCTTTTTAAAAGATATGAAACAAATAGCTAAAAATATTAGTAAATAAATCGTAAATTTGTGGAATGAAAGATGTCGGAGAACTTATTAGACAAAAACTTTACGAAAGGTTAAGCGGTGCAATCGTTATAGACCTACAAGAAGTTCCAGTATTTGATTCGGCATCAGTATTAGCAGCAGCGACTGAACCATATATTTTACTTTCTACTTTTGCTTCTACGGAAGTTTTAGAAGGTAGTAAACAAGCATATGGTCAAGAAGTAAGTGTTTTAATTGAAGTAGGAACGAGGTTTGATAACTCTTTTGGTGGTAAATTATTATCAGATAGAATATCAAACGAAGTGATTGAGTTGGTTAGAACAAGGCAGGATGGGTATTTAGATTTATTACCTGATTGGTATGTAATCAGAACACTAATGGAGAGTACAAATACACTTGAACAACTTGTTGATACAGGGGTTTTAGTGAGAAGATTAATAAGATTTACATTTAAAATACAACAAGGAATATGAGCGTATTAAACGGTTCGGACATTTTACTTTACGATGCAGATTCAAATTTCCCTTTGATGTGTCAAACGAATGTAACTATAACATTAAATGATGCTATGATAGATGCTACTTGTAAGCAATCAGCAGGTTATTCGGTATCACTACCAGGTTTAAGAGATTTTGCTTTTACGGCTGATGCTTTAGTTGATTTTAATGAAGGAGTTTCAGACACAGGAATAACTACTTTGTTTGCTGCTTACGATGCAAGAACACCAATTAACATACTAATATCTAATCCTGTTTTAGCTACTGCTTATTATACAGGTTTAGCTTATGTAGAAAGTATAGAAGTAAACGCTCCTATGGAAGATGTGGTATCTTATACAGTATCATTTACAGGAACTTATTCAATAACAGATTAATTAACTTTTAAAATAAAATAATATGGCAGTTTACAACGGCACAGCGCAAATCTTAAAAATGGGTGGTACGCAAATCGCAGAATTAACAAATGTTACAATGTCTATGAATCAGGATGTTTTCGAAACTACTTCTAAAGAAAGTGGTGCTTGGAAAGAGATTATGCCAGGTTTAAGAGATATTACTTATTCGGCAGAAGGTCTTGCAGACTTTGTTGCAGCGAATAAAGATTTAACTGATATTTTTGCTGCTTATAGTGCTGACCCTCCAACATTAGTTCAAATTGTTTGGACAAACTTAATACCAGGTAATACTTCAGTAACCCAAAGTGCTTACATTACTTCTTGCGAAGTTTCAGCACCTATGGAAGATGTAGTTACTTACTCTATTGAGTTTGCAGGAACAGGAACACCTACATTTACAGTAATCGTATAATTAAAACAAACAAACTATGAACGGACTTATTGAAATTACAATGGGTGGCGAGGTTAGGACTTTAAAGTTCGGTAACTACGCTTTAATGAGTTATAATGTTCTTACGGCAACAGATGCTGGAGAAGCTAAAAAGTTAGATATTGACTATCAAATGATTGATTTTGTTAGGGATATAACTTACTGCGGTTTAAAGAATTATTATAAAATAAGTAAAAGAACATTTGATGTTTCTTTAGATGATGTTACTAATTGGATTGATGATATGGATTTATCTAATATTCAAACAATTATTGATGCTTGGACACATTCCTTACAAAGTAGCGAGTACATCCAAAATGGATTTAAAGCTATGTCAAGTGGCGAAGAAGGTTCAAAAAAAAAGTAACTTGGGATGATATAATCGACTTTGCGATTGGCGAAGTTGGTTTAATGCCTGATGAGTTTGAAGATATGACTTGGGCAAATTATCAAAGGTTACTATTTAATTTCTTTAAAAAAGAGGCTAATCAGTGGGAACACACAAGGGCAACTTTAAGTTATATTAATAATGTTAATGTATCTAAAAAGAGCCAAATGAAAAAGCCTAAAGAAATAATGCCACTATGGACTGATAAGTTTGCTATAATGAATAGAGTGCCAAAAAAGTTAACATCAAATGAAGAAAAACAAGAAATCTTAAAGAAGTTAAAAGATGGCAAACGAGAAATTAATAGTTGAACTAACCGCACAAATACAAGGTCTTAAATCAGGATTAGATAACGCATCTAAAGAGATTAGTAAATTCAATACCAATACTAATAACGCTGCTAAAAATACCGAAAAAGATTTTAATCAAATTGGTGCTGCTGCTGGTAAGATTGGTGGCGTTTTAGCTGGTGTCTTTGCTGCTGGTTCTCTTTTAAGTTTTGGAAAATCTATTGTTGAAACTACTGCTAAATTTGAAACATTTGGTGCGGTATTAACTAATACTTTAGGTAGTGCATCTCAAGCACAATTAGCAATGCAAATGATTACTGATTTTGCTGCTAAAACTCCATTTTCAGTTGAAGAACTTACAGGTGCTTTTGTTAAGTTAGCAAATCAAGGCTTTAAACCTTCTTACGATGAAATGCGTAAATTAGGCGATTTAGCGAGTTCAACAGGTAAATCTTTTGGTCAGTTAGCTGAAGCAATTTTAGATGCGCAGACAGGCGAATTTGAGCGTTTAAAGGAATTTGGTGTTAAGGCAGCAGTTGCTGGAGATAAAGTAACATTTTCTTTTAAAGAAGTAGCTACAACCGTAGATAATACTGCTTCATCAATACAAAAATATTTATTAGGATTAGGAGATGTAGAAGGCGTATCGGGTGCAGCAGCAGCTATATCAGATACATTACAAGGTAAGTTATCAAATTTAGGAGACTCTTGGACAACCCTTATGAAAAATATGGGCGATTCTAATAAGGGAGTTTTAAAAGAAACTGTTGATTTACTTGGTCAATTAATTTCTTCTATAAACATTATCGGTCACGCTGATAATATGGCTGAAAAATTAGGTATTGACCAAAGGGGTAAAAATTGGATGGATAATATTCCATTTGCAGAATTACAAAATCTTTGGGGCGGTGTAACTTATGGTCAACAAGGTAATATAGACCTTATAGCTACTTATGATAAATTAAATAAATCAATAACTAATATAACTACATCAGGTGGATTTAAAAATTATATTGCTGCTTTAGAAAAATCAAAAGCATTAGTATCGGAAACATCACCAAAATATAAGATTTATTCAGAAACTATTAATAATGCAAAAGATGCTTTAGCAGCATTAACAAAAGAAGAAGCCAAAGCAGCAGCCAAAGCCAAAGCAGCAGCAGATTTAGCAGCAAAAGCAAGAAAAGTTGAAAAAGATATGACTTATGTAGCACCTACATTAGGTATAAGTCAAATTCCAAATGCTGCGGTTTCTTTAGGAGGTTTAAAAGAATCAAATATTGAAGCAAACTTATTAGCTTATGATAAAGAACAAAAAGCTATTGCAGCAATCAATGCAGAAATAGAAAAACAAAATACTTTATTAGGGTATTCAAATATGATAGTTGGAACTTTACAAAGTGGATTTGAGCAGATGTTTACCACAATAATTGATGGTGGACAGAATGCCTTTCAAGGTTTTATAGATGGGTTAAAAAGATTAATGATAAAGTTAGCATCAGCGATTGCAGCAGCAGCAATATTATTTGTTTTATCAGGTGGTTTAAGTTCGGGTGGAGATGCTTTGAAGAAAATAGGGGAGATTGCTAAAACTATGGGTGGTTTAGGATTTAATCCTTTTACTTTAGGTAGTGCTGGAGCGGGTAAAACTCCTTTTATAGCTATGCCAAATTCATCAACAGGTCAAGGTGGTTATCAGGTAGATATAATGGGAGATAAAATGAGATTATTATTAGATAACCAAGCAATAAAAAATTCGAGGGTAATATAATGTTTTACAATCATATTTATAATTTAGACTTTAAAGGATTAGACCAACAAGGTACTGATTTATATTATTTAGTAAAGTTTGAAAAAAAAGAAGTTACTGAAAATTTTCCTGATGTAATTAATTTAATAGCTGCGCAAAATTCTCCTTTTGTTTTAAATTATAAAGCAAGTAAAGACAATATCTTTGCACCTATTCGTGCTTCTTATGCCGATATACAATGTTTTATACCTGTAAATTCTACCGTTCAGCCTTCTGATTTCTTTTTTGATACTGATGAATATACTTGGAAAATAAGCCTTTATGAAACTAATGGTGTAACTGAAGATTTAAAGTGGGTAGGTTTTCTTTTGCCTGATGTTATCCAATA